GAATCTGTAAATGGTAGTGATGTTGTTGTAGTCTATCAGGGAAATGTTGAATTTCCTGCTGGAGCAACATCATCATATACCAAGTTTCCTTTAGTAACAGGAAACACTTACTATCTTTCAGATGCTGTAACTGGTGGAATAACTGCTGGTTATTCCACATCATCAACATCTAGTTTAATTAAACCAATACTCATACCCTATACTGGTTATAGTGGTATTGTTATAAATTCTCTACCGCTATCCACAACCCCTCTAGTAAGTTTATTTACCCCTGTTGGATCAATTGTTCCATATGTTGGTGGTGGATCAGATTTGCCAGAAGGATGGTTGGTGTGTGCAGGCGACTCTCTAGAAAAATCAGGATCATATTATAACGCTTTATACGATATAGTTGGAGAAAAATATTCTATTCAAGGACTTGCTAATTCCTCCACAACAGGACAAACCGCAAGTGTTTACTTCAACTCTTCGGTTTATGATGCTCCAACAGAAGGACCTGGATCATCTAAAAATCACTCTATTCTAAACGATGAAGTGTATAAAATGGTTTGGGGCACTAACCAAACTGTGGTTCAAGTGTATTCTGCAACAGGAACCACGAATAATGTAACCTTTAAATATTTGAGTAGTATTACTGGAAGTACATCATTCAATAACCTAACAACAGGAACACAAATCACTTTGAAGTCTCTGTTGAATGGTGAGGCAAGCGGATACACATCAAGCAAATTCTTCTTACCTGATTTTCGTGGCAGAACAGTTGTTGGTGCAGGAACTGCATTAAGCCTATCGTCAAGAACGCCAGGAGATGTTGGTGGCGAAGAAACTCATTACTTGACGGAAAACGAACTACCATCTCACTCCCATGCAATTCAACTACTAAACTCTACTGGAGTTTCTGGCTCTGCTTCGTATCTAATCGGAGCAACAAACGGAAATGTTTCTTCGTATCTGTCCTCATACCCACAAGCACAAGCAGCATTTAGTAGTGCTACCGGAGGAGGCGACGATCACGAAAACATGCCTCCATTCGGAGTGGCAAACTGGATTATTCGTTACAAAACAAACGAAGGACAGCCTGGAATTGAAGTTGGCCCCAAGGGTGCTCGTGGAGCAACAGGCGCACAAGGCATTCAAGGATCAACTGGCCCAACAGGATCTATCGGTGTAACAGGAGCAGGATTAGGTGTAATCAACTATACTTATACTAATGTTTCTTCAATTCCTGATGGATGTTTTTCTTTTGATTATGCTTCTTCGGGAGGATATCTAAGACTTAGTGCGGTAGAGCATTCTTCTGCTAATGTCGGAAATTACATCTCAACAGTTATGACTAATAACAATACCCAAAGAGCCGGTATTGTTGTAATAAGACCTGTAGTAAATTCATCTTCTTTCTTGAGAATTTATGAACTCGCTCCTTCATATACTGTTGTTAATGCAAATGGCTTAGGAATTGACACCACTCACTATAGATTAAATATTCAAAATGCATTAGCCACAATTGGCAATCCTGTACTAGGTCAACTATACTCTGTAACCATTTTGCCTAGTGCAAACGAAGGTTCTGTTGGTGGACGAGGGGCAACTGGCGCAACAGGTTCTCAAGGTGTTGCAGGTGTAACTGGAAGTAGGGGAGCAACTGGAAATTGCGGTTGCACTTCTGGATATTATCAAAGCACATTCCCTACCGTTTATGTTTCTCCTGCTGGAGATGCTGAACCCGATTTAGGATCAGTAGGACCTCACAATTTCTCAACATCGCCTTATGCTCCAACTCTATACTCTAGATTTATAAGTGATCTTGATGGAAATTGGGGAAGTACAAAATACGCAGAAGAAACTGATGCTTTATGGCAAATACCCGCATTGAAGAGATATTTTAATTCTGCTATATCAGCAACATCTCAACCATGTGGTGGAAATTGTAAGGGATCTAGCGGATACATTTCTTTGTGTGATACGGTTAGAGACTCCGATAGTTCAAATTATCACACTCCACCAAAAGAAACAAATATTGTTCTAACTAAAGATTCTGAAAATTCTGTATTCTCCAACACCAAAACAAATATTGTTAGTGGTTGTAAGGTGAATGTGTATGCTTCTTCAGATTCATTCTTTAGTAAGATTCCTACAGGACTATCTGCGGGTCTTTTGGCTACAGCCTACGGTAGCACTGGCAGAAATAGATTAGTTGTTGATGTGTTTATGGATACTTTAAATGTTGCTGCTGGCAATTACATAGGCATTAGACCTGAATATTTTGCTTTAACTTTAACAGCATCTGCAACAGGCCCACAATCTCTAGCCGGAATTTACAAAATAGATTCTATAAGTTCAGGTATTGCTAGAGCATACACAGATGTTCCGTTTGGTATTAGTGGATCAGATGTATTCAGCGGTTACATTACTGGTGGTGCTTCTAATGATCTACGACAAGTTGACATTTATACAGTATCTGTAAATTTCACGGATTGTAGCGGATATCTAGTAAATTCGGGTGAATTGTCTTTGGGTCTTTCCTCACAGGGCGATCCTTTCGTAATATCTTTTGAAGGAACAACTGCTTCATCACAAGCAGCCAAAGCAGTAGTAAGCACAGGATCGGGTCTTGTGCGAATCGGCGACAATATGGCGTTTTACGGTTGGCCCGAATACGGAAGTGCTCTATACGCTACAAGAAATGGTTCTATTGAATCTAGAAACAATCTGTTCTCAAGATGCAAAGGAACTGCAATTCAATCGGATAGAAGTGGTTCTGTAATTCTTGAAGCACCTATTATGAGTTCTAATAATTTTGCTATTGTTGCCAAGTCTTTTGGAACTGTAGAAATTGAAGCAAATCCAACCAGCAATAAATTTACAAACATTTCTAACAATGCAACTATAGGATTTGTAAATACTGGAGAGATATTAATTCGTGATAGTTATGCTCAACTGTTATCAAGTGGATATCAAGCGGGCTTCTACTATGCAGGAACTTCTAAATTGGTTGTTGAAGGTGATATTCGTTCTATAGGATTAACTGGTGGAATAGGACTTTCTTCAATTGCTATTGGAGGTTCGGGTGGGGCATCAGGAAACAGTTCTGTACAACCATTCTTGAATGTAAGTTCAAATTCATCAGGAGACTTGTATTTTAAGGTTGGTAATGGGAAAGTTGGTCTTTCTGTACCATCATCATCAAGTATAGTATCTTATGTAATGAACCTTGGAAAAGGAAGAAAATCTTACAACCTCCCTGGTAATCTTCAAGGAACTGAGTCTACATTAGATGCAACTCTACCAATAACACAATCATTATAATGAAATTTGAACGACTACATTCTGGTGATTTTTTGATTGACGGAAAATTAATCCGAGCATCTGCTTTTATGATGCTAGAACCGAATTACTCGGAACCAATTGGCACACTATATTTAAAATACGAAAATGATGGTTCTACACCATACAGAATGGTTAAAACCAAAGAGACTCAGTATAAAATATTTGGTGTTTGGCAAGATGGTGAAAGATACTGTAAACGAATAAATGATTTAAATAAACTATCATTTTCTATAGAAACATCCATTAATTCTGAAGAAGCAGAAATCTCTGAGGATATAAAAACAGCACTAACTCAAAAGAAAATTTTAAGTTATTCGGATAAAAGAAAACTAGAATATCCTTCTATAGAAGAACTGGTTGTGGCTATGTGGGAAAATCTCATAGAGAAAAAGACAAAAACCGATTCTGGTGTTAGTGAACTTCAAAAATTAAGAAAACAAATAAGGGATAAATATCCTTCGGAGAACACAAATGCCCTCAGTCAGAACGAGACAGAAATTAGTTGATTATTGCTTACGAGCCTTAGGTTCGCCAGTAATTGAAGTTAATGTTGACGACGATCAAATTCAAGATCGCGTTGATGATGCTATTCGTTTCTTTTCCGAGTATCATTTTGATGGTGTTGAACAAGTATATTTAAAGTATCAAATTCAACCTCAAGATATTGCCAATCGTTACATTTCAATTAAAGCCGACAATCCAGGATTTCAATTAGCAGATAGAGACTTCACAAACAACGAAGATCCAACCGCTGCTGATATTCTTCTAGAAGACCTTATCACAAGTGTAACAAAGATATTTCACATTACAGCACAGTCTGTAGGCATGTTTGATGTTCGCTATCAGTACGCTTTAAATGATTTGTATACCTTTGGAACCATTGACTTAGTTCAATACGATCTAACACAACAGTACCTATCTCTTTTGCGTCAGTATCTGTCGCCAGAGAAAATGGTGAATTTTAGCCGTGTAACCAACAAACTGTATGTAAACATGGATTGGAAGTTTGTAAATCCTGGTCAATACTTTATTGTTGAAGCGTATCGTATTCTTGATCCAAGAATCTATACGGAAGTATACGAGGATCGCATGTTGAAAAAGTATCTTACTGCTCTTATTAAAAAGCAATGGGGTATCAATTTAAGTAAGTATAGTGGCATTAAACTTCCAGGCGATATCACCTTTAACGGTGATAAAATTGTATCAGAAGCAAAAACCGAAGTAGATGAAATTGAAAAAGAAATAGTAGCGAAGTACGAGTTGCCAACCGACTTTATGATGGGTTAATCTGTGGCTTTAAATCCATATTTCAATAAATTTAAGAACTTACCTGAGCAAAATCTGATAGAAGATTTGACGGTTGAGGCTATTAAAATTCACGGGATGGAGATATATTATCTTCCCCGAAAAATGATTCATAGGGATGATTTTTTTGGAGAAGCACCCTACTCTAGATTCTCATCTTTCAAAATGATTGAAATGTATATGGATACTACAACTGCCTTTGAAGGCGGGGATACTTTCACCAAATTTGGGTTTGAAATTAGGGACAGTGTGAAATTTACAGTTTCACGAAAGCGTTTCAAGCGCGAAACTGGAATGGAAAGACCGATGGAAGGTGATTTACTGTATTTGCCCTTGAATAAAGGATTGTTTGAAATCAAGTTTGTAGAACATGAAAATCCATTTTATCAATTAGGCAAACTGTTGTCTTTCCAATTAACATGCGAATTGTTCCAATACAGCGAGGAGAAGATGAATACCGGAGTCCCAGAAATAGATGTGGTAGAGGACATCAACGGTTATAATATTACCCTCTCTTTAGGAGCAACCGGTGGAACAGGAAATTTTACAAAAGGCGATACAGTATACCAATTCGGAAATGGAGCAATTACGGGTTCTGTGGAAAGCGCAACCGCAAAAGCAACTGTGGTATCCTTCAACCCAAATAATCCAAACACTATTGTTCTTTCTGATATCGTCGGTAAGTGGTCAGAGACGAGTGTAAACAAGCAATACAAAATTACAAATAATAATAGTATTCCTTCATATCGTATTGTAACAGGAATACAGGATAAATTTGGTGATTTTGTTGATGATAGCAACAAACAAATACAAGACGAAGCAAATCAATACTTCAACTTCACCGAAAAACATCCATTCGGAGAACCTTAATAAATGTTTGAACACTTTTATCATCAAACAATAAGAAAAATTGTTGTGGCGTTTGGCGCGTTGTTCAACGACATTTATATTTCTCGTTATGATGATGCGGGCAGCGAAGTTGAACGCATAAAGGTTCCTATATCTTATGGCCCACAACAAAAATTCATTCGTAGATTAGCACGAATTGGAACTGATTTTGATGCTACAAAAGTAAGAATAGAAAATTACTTGCCTCGTTTGTCTTTTGAATTATCTAATTTGAATTACGATTCAACTCGTAAACTAAACACGATGAATAGAACAGTATTTTTTAATGCTGCAAACACTTCAACTCTAAAAACTCGTTACGAACGAGTTCCATATAACATGGATATAAATCTTGGCATTATGACCAAGAACACAGAAGATGCCTTACAAATAATAGAGCAAATATTGCCGTACTTTCAACCAGAGTATACAGTTTCTCTTAGAATGAATGAACTTGATACTAATGTAAATGTACCAATAGTTTTCAAGAATTGTGTTTTAGGTGAGGGAGATGATGGATCTTATGGTGGCTACGATCTTAGAAAATTAACTTATGCTAATCTCTCATTTACTTCCAAATTTTATCTGTATGGCCCAATCAAAGAACTTGGAGTTATTACAGATACTGGCGGAGTTTCTATTAATTCAGGAGGAGCAAGTGGAGGAACAAGCACTGGTGGAATTAATATTATTGTGGGAGATGAAACAACCGGTGCTACTGCTGCAACTATCAGAGTGTATGCAAACGAAGGTGTTACCGCTGGAGATTATGTTCCATATGGGCCAACTGCACAGGAGTCTATTACTGAATTTCCTCTAAATGATTGATAGGAGTTTATATGAATGGTGAATCAAAAGTTGATATGAATTTGAATGCTGCTATTTTTGGAGAAAAAATACCAGACAAAGGTGACAAGATCGTTGTATCAGAACCTGTTAAAATATCTTCCTCTCTAACAGGAAATGCCGATGCTGACCGCGATTATCGTGAAGTTCGTGATAATCTAAAGCGAGTTATTATTCAGTCGGAAGATGCCATTCAAGGTGTTCTTCAAGTTGCTCAAGAAACACAAAGTTCTAGAGCATATGAAGTGGCTGCTCAATTAATTCAAGCAACCCTTGAAGCCAACAATAAACTGATGCATCTACACAAACAACTCAAGGATATTAAGCGTGATGATCCTGTTAAAACGGGAGGTAGTGTTACCACGACAAACAACAATATTTTTGTGGGAAATACTGCTGAACTATCGCGGTTCCTTCGCGCACGAAAAGATTTAGAAACAGCAACCAAAGAATTGCCACCAGGAGATATTATAGATGCCTCCTAAAACAGGTATTGCATATCTTGGTAACGCTCTGCTTAAAGGGCCTGGAGTTAAGATTGAATATACTCCCGAGCAGATGGAAGAGTATGTTAAATCCTCTGAAGACTTGGGTTACTTTCTCACTAATTATTTTTACATTCGTTCGCTAGACAAAGGCCCAATCCTATTTGATCTTTACGATTTTCAGAAACGATTTATTAAAGAAGTTCGTGAAAATCGCTTCACCATCTGTAAATTTCCTCGTCAAACAGGAAAGACTTCATGTGTAACAGGCGATATTCTACACATGACTCAGTTTACTCCCGACTATAAGGTAGCCGTTCTAGCCAACAAACAGAAGACTGCAACAGAAATTCTAGATCGTATCAAACTAGCATATGAACGCCTGCCTATGTGGATGAAACAAGGCGTGGTGGAGTGGAACAAAACTTCAATCAAGTTTGAAAACGGTTCCAAGATTATTGCATCATCCACTTCAGCAACCGCTGTTCGTGGTGACTCGTTCAACTACATCATGTTGGACGAATTTGCATTCGTTCCCAATAACATAGCCGACGAATTCTTTGCATCGGTATATCCAACTATTTCATCAGGTAAAACTTCTAAAATTGTAATTGTGTCTACTCCCAAGGGTATGAACATGTATTACAAGATTTGGAAGGATGCGTTAGCAGGCAGAAATCCTTATAAAGCCGTGGAAGTTAAATGGTGGGAGGTTCCAGGTAGAGACGAAAAATGGAAAGAAACCACAAAGAAGGCTTTGGGATCTGAGCGTCTGTGGCTAGCCGAGTATGAATGTGAATTCTTGGGATCAGAGGATACCCTTGTAACTCCTAGCAAACTGTCATCTTTGGTTTATGAAGATCCAAAATTAACAACAAGAGATGGATTGACAGTATACAAAGAGCCCGAAAAAGAACACACATACACTATAACTGTAGACACCTGTAGAGCGGTTGGTTTAGACTACCATGCTTTTATAGTTTTGGATGTAACCAAAATGCCGTATACTGTTGTGGCTAAATTCAGAAACAATACGATGCCTGTGATGCTACTACCAAATATGATTACAACAGTTGCTCAAAAATATAACAATGCTTATATTTTGGTGGAAACCAACGATACGGGTCAACAGGTATCGGATATTATGCACGAAGAATTAGAATATGAAAATTTGATTACAACAACCATCAAGGGTAAAAAGGGACAACGAGCAACAGGATTCGGAGTAGGACGAGTTCAATATGGCGTAAAGATGTCAAATCAGGTAAAGAAAACTGGATGTTTAATTCTAAAGGAAATGGTAGAAGGCGACAAGGTAATCTTGAACGATTTTGACCTAGTATCCGAAATGTCTACATTCGTGTCTCACAAGTCATCCTACGCAGCCTCAGAGGGTTATAATGATGACTTGGTTTCGTGTATGGTTTTGTTTTGTTGGCTGTCAACTCAGTCTTACTTTCGTGATCTAGTAAACACCAATATTCGCAAAAAACTAATGGAAGAAAAAATTAAAAAACTAGAGGAAGAATTGCTTCCATTTGGGTTTTTAAGCACAGAATTAGACTCAGAAGAACAGGATAGAATTGATCTTGGTAGAGAGGGCCCGAAAAGGGTTTTTGATGGTGGTGGCTTTGCAAATGGTGACAGTTCTGCGTTTTGATTCTAATAACTGTTTTTACTAAATACACCTTGAAACCTTAATTTTATACTTCCTAACAAGGAGAACGATAGATGGCATTCCAATTAAGTCCAGGCGTAAATGTAACAGAAAAAGATCTAACAACAATCGTTCCTACTGTGGCTACAACTGCCGCAGGTATGGCAGGATTGTTTGAATGGGGCCCTGTGGGGTTGCCCGTTACAATCAGTAGTGTTCAAGAACTAGGAACCCTATTCGGAATGCCAAGAGATGGTAACGCCGACTGGTGGTTTACCGCTTATAACTATCTTGGATACGGTAGCAATCTAAAGGTTGTTCGTCATGTTGACGACACCGCTGCTAAAAATGCAACAATGGGCACAAAAACTCCAGTTTTGGTAAAAACTGTAGATGCTGCACCTTCATCAGGAACAGTTGCTACAAACGGTCTTTTTGCTGGTCGTTATCCTGGCGAATTAGGCAACTCGTTGTGGGTAGATGTTTGTGGTTCTTCAGCAACTGGAACAGGCGAAGGTGCAACTTTCGGAAGTTGGCAGTGGGCTGGTTTGTTTAGCGGAAAGCCATCATCTTCTGCTTATTCGGAAAGACTCGGAATATCAGAAAACGATGGGTTCCACATGGTTGTTGTTGATTACGCAGGTAAGTTCACAGGAACCCCACTATCGGTTCTAGAAAAATACGAAAATATTTCTATTCATCCAGGTGCAATCAATCCTGATGGAACCCCACTTTTCTACAAGACAAAGATTAACGACGAATCTCGTTACATTCTTGCTCTAGGAAATCAATCATCAGACGATGTAGCCAACTTTACAAGCGGTATGACGGGTTATGGAACTCCAACCGCATGGACAAGTACTCAGTCTGGTGGTGCTTACTATGCTCGCCTGAGTGGTGGTACAGGACAGTTCTCAGGTGTTGCAAGTATTGCTGATGAAAATGGTGGATACTATGCGTTTGAAGACGCTGATACCATTGATGTAAACCTATTAATGGGCGGCCCACTTTCAGGAAACAATGCACAAAAGATTTGTGATATCGCAAAGGCAAGAAAAGACTGCGTAGCCTTTGTTTCATCTCCAAACAGCAATCCATCAGAAAGTTCAACCACAAAGGTAAGCAACTGCTTGACTCTAAGAACAGCAGTTGGTAACAACAACTACGCCTTTATTGATAGCGGTTACAAGTACATGTACGATCCATTCAACGATGTGTATCGTTACATCCCACTAAACGGCGATGTTGCAGGTTTGTGTGCTCGTTCAGATATCACAAACGATCCTTGGTACTCACCCGCAGGATTCAACCGTGGTCAAGTTCGTAACACCATTAAGTTGGCTTTCAATCCAACCAAGACAGAAAGAGATTCAATCTACTCAAACGGTGTAAACCCTGTAGTGACTTTCTCTGGCGAAGGAACAGTTCTTTTTGGTGATAAGACTGCACAAACTCGTCCATCTGCTTTTGATCGTATCAATGTTCGTCGCCTCTTCATTGTTCTAGAAAAGGCAATCGCAACTGCTGCCAAGTATAGCCTGTTTGAATTTAACGATGCATTTACTCGCTCACAATTCAGATCGTTGGTTGAGCCATTCCTTCGTGATGTTCAGGCTCGTCGTGGTATCACCGATTTTAAGGTTGTTTGTGACGAGAAGAACAATACATCACAAGTTGTTGACAGCAATCAGTTTGTTGCCGACATCTATGTGAAGCCAAATCGCAGCATTAATTTCATCCAACTCAACTTTGTTGCTACCAAGTCGGGCGTTTCGTTCGAGGAAGTAGGAGCCTAAATAAAAAGGAAACAGGAGAACAGTTAAATGGCATACAGTCAATTTAGCATAGACGCATTTAGAGCAAACCTAATCAATGGTGGTGCAAGAGATAACCTTTACCTAGTATCAGGTGTATTTCCTGGTAGTGCAACAGGTATCATCAATGCTGCTGCCAGTGTTGCTGGTGCTCTCTTTGGTGGAGCCGTAGCAGGAGCAATTACAAACACTGCTGCTGCTGTGGGTCTAAGCAATCCAGGTGCTCAGGTTTCCTTCTTATGCCGTTCAGCAGGAATTCCTGCTGCAACTCTAGGGCAAGTAGAAGTAAACTACATGGGCAGAAAGTTAAAGTACGGTGGAGACCGTGAATTTGCTGACTGGAACATCAAGTGCTATAACGATGGTGGATATCAGTTGCGTAAAGCATTTGAATCGTGGTCAAACATCATCAACTCATATCAGGGCAATGTTGGCCCAAACAATATGAATTCTTACCTTTGTGACTGGTATGTACAGCCACTATCTCGTGAAGGCAATCCAATTTGCACTTACAAGATGGTTGGAGTATGGCCAAAGGATGTTCAAGGTTACGAATTGAACTTTGATTCCAAGACCAACATCTCGGAGTTTGGTGTGGTGATGTCGTATCAGTACCATGAACTTCAGGGCGTGACAACCTGATTCAAAATTTAATGGAGTCTTTATAATATGGAACTCTTCGGCTTAAAAATTGAGAGGTCGAAGAAGCAGCAAAGCGACTTCAAGGCACTAAAATCTTTCGTAGTTCCAACTACGGACGACGGTGCAATTCCAGTCGAAGCAGGCGGCTTCTACGGTCAGTATGTGGATCTTGATGGTTCAGTTCGTAATGATTACGAATTGGTAGCCAAATACCGTGAAATGTCAATGGATCCTATTTGTGAAACAGCAATTGATGATGTTGTTAATGAATCCATTGTATGCGAAGGTAAGCGTTCTCCTGTAAAAATTTTCTTCACTAGCGATTTAAAAGTTGGTGAGCCTATTAAAGATAAAATACAGGAAGAATTTAAAAACATTCTTCGTGTCATGCAGTTTGAAACCAAGGGTTACGAAGTATTTCGTCGTTGGTATGTGGACGGTAAAATATACTTTCACATCATTAGCGACGAAAAGAAGATTGAGAAGGGAATTCTTGAACTTCGTTTCGTTGATCCACTAAACATCCAAAAGATTCGTGAGTTTGAAAAAGAAACTCGCAAAGACGGCACGAAAATCATTACTGGTTATCGTGACTTCTATATCTACAACAAAGATAATCCTCGTGCAGGTGGTAATGCATCAGGCATCAAGATTAATGATGATGCTATTGCATTCTGTTCATCAGGTCTGTTTGATAGTCGCTATCGCAGAACTGTAGGATTCATGCACAAGGCTATCAAGCCACTAAATCAACTTCGCATGATGGAAGACGCTGTAGTAATCTACCGTCTATCTCGTGCTCCTGAGCGTCGCATCTTTTACATAGATGTTGGTTCGCTACCTAAGACTAAAGCCGAGCAGTATGTCAAGGACATCATGGGTAAGTATCGTAACAAACTTGTGTACGATGCTAATACTGGTGAAATCCGAGACGACAAGAAGTTTATGAGCATGTTGGAAGACTACTGGCTGCCTCGTCGTGAAGGCTCCAAGGGAACTGAAATCAGTACTCTAAGCGGAGCACAGAATCTTGGCGAAATGACCGATGTGGTGTATTTCCAAAAGAAACTGTACAAGGCTCTAAATGTGCCTGTATCTCGCCTAGAACAAGACAAAGGATTCCAATTGGGGCGTGCGGCTGAAATTAGCCGTGACGAATTGAAGTTTAATAAATTCGTCATTCGTTTGCGTAACAAGTTTAGCGAACTGTTCTATGATCTGCTACGCAAGCAGTTGTTGATGAAGGGAATTATTAAACAAGACGATTGGGCTGGTATTAAAGAATGCCTGTTTTTTGATTACCTTAAGGATAGTCATTTCGTAGAACTTAAAAATCAAGAGTTACGAAAGGGCATGTACGAGGAATTGAATCAAGTTGAAAAATACATAGGTAAGTACTATTCACATTATTGGATTCGCACCCAAGTGTT